TACACTATGAAGGCAATGGTGCCGGATGTACCTGCTGATAAAAACACACCGGAGGAAGAAAAAAAAAGTTAAACCACCGGGATAAGACCTGGGATGAGGTAATAATTCTCGCCATTGAATCGGGCCTGACTATTGAACAGTTTTGGTCTATTCGGTGGCGAGATTTTTTATTATATCGCAAAGCGTATGAAGCGAAGCAGTTAGCGGAATGGCAGAGGACGAGGTTGATAGCGTATGTGATGTACTGCACCAACACCGACACGAAGGGGCGCAAAAGCATAACAGATTTCTTACCTTTGTCAACAGATGAGCAGCCGGATAGAGGGGAGAGATTGACACAGGAGCAGTTTATAGAAAATATGAAGAAATTACACGAAGCATTAAAATAAAGCAATGGCACCGGAAAAACTCGAAATAGTACTCACGGCTGATAATAAGCAAGCCATTGCAGCGATGAAGGAAACTGTTCTTTCACTTGACGGGGTTGAGAAAGCATCGAAGGGGGCAGGGGGTGCTACGCAGAAAATGGGTAAGGACTTTACAGGTCTTTCCCGTGTTATACAAGATATGCCTTATGGCTTTAATGCGATTGCCAACAACTTAACGAATATCTTGCCTGCTGCCGGTGCAGCTGGGTTAGCCGTTTCAGCACTTGTTGCTGGATTGCAGTTTGCTTCATTAGGATTCGATAACTGGACAAGGGGTTTAGGAGAATCAAAAAAAGCAACAGAAGAAGCCAATAAAATTAATGAGGATTATATCGCAGGGTTAGCAAAGGAAAAAACACAACTTGATTTATTATTTAGAACTGCAACAAATGCAAATGCACCATTAAATGCTCGAATTGATGCAGTAAAGAATTTGAGAAATGAGTATGGAGCGTACCTCAAAGATTTTTCAGATGAAGAAATATTAGCAGGTAAAGCAGGTAAAGCATACGAAAGTTTATCAACCGCAATAATAAAAGCAGCAAAAGCGAGAGCCGCATCTGCACTAATTGAAGCAAAACAATTAGAAGTATTAAAATTAGAAGAAGAAAATACAAAAGCATTAGCAAATGCTGAAACACAAAGAGCAGCAGTAAAAGGTACAAAGACATTAAGTTTAGGAAACATATCAGGAGCCCAATTTAGTCAAGCGCAAGTATCTCAAGCGCAGCAATATGTATTAATTTCAAATGAACTTAACAAATCATTAAACACTAATAAGGAAAGGATTGCTACTCTAAAAGCAGAAATGGAAAAGTTGGGTATTGAGTATGATGTTAATACCGTAAAACTTGATGAAAATAAAACAAAGAAAGAGCAGTCAACACAGGTTACTCAAGCAGAAATAGATGCTTATGTAAAAGCACAAAAAGAACTTGAATACTATAACAATTTAATAGTAGAACAAACTGCCCTTAATAGGTTAAAAGCAAATATGGGTAGGTTAGAAACTGGAACGGTAGATAGTGCAGGCATTAACCTTCCCCAACAAAGAGACATAACAAATATTCAGTTAACCACTACTGCTAACAACACATTAACAAAAGCACTTGGAGAACAATCAATGGCTTTGAGTATGTTAAAGCAAAAGAAAGATGAAGCATTCGCAACAGATACTGCAAACTACTTAACGCAATCAATGACTGGTATGTTCAATGCTATGATAAACGGTCAAAGCATTGGTACTGCATTGGGCGATATGTTCAAAAGGTTAGCGGTTGATATTGCAATGGCAGCAGCGAAGGCGGCAATATTTCAGGGTATTATGTCTGCATTAACTATGGGCGGAAGTGCTGCATTTAAAGGCGGTCAAGCAGTAGGGGCATCATTAATGGGTGGTAAGAAAGGAGGTGGGTTCCTTTCGCTTCTCGGCAAACTTCTCGGCTTCTCAGAAGGTGGTACCGTTAGCGGCCCTAAATCCGGTTATCCTGTAATGCTTCACGGCACAGAACACATCGTAAGACCAGACCAAATGCGCTCAATAATCGCATCAGCATCGCAGATGGGTGGAGGGAATAGTAGGGTAGTGGTGGAGGGTGTAGTGAGAGGAAACGATATATGGCTTTCACAAAGTAGAACCAATACATTCAGAGCATTAACAACCTAATATGGCATACGGGAAGAAATATACTTTCACGGCAATAAGCAAATCAGGGTTAACCTATGATGCTGAAATATGGGAAAATGATTACACAGGTTCCGTGTATAGCGTAGCCACAGGAAATAGTCCATTTTTGTTAGAGTGCCTTGCTTCCGGTGATGATCCTTTTCAGCCCGTACTTCCTACACTATTCACCATTAGAGCGGATTTTACCGACTTTGCAGGGCCATATCCCGACCTTGTTTCAACGGATGATAAGAAGTACTATGTTAGATTTTCGGCCAATGGTGGCACTTATTTTGTGTGGCAGGGGTATGTATTGATGGATAGTATTAGCATAGCTTTTACAACGGGCAGAAACTTTGTTGATATTATTTGCGTGGATGGGTTAGGATTGCTTAAATCAGTACCATACGTTCCTACATCTGCAAATATCAATACATCCGAATCATTACTGCAAATCATTCGCAACTGCTTAAAGAATATTGAATTTCCTGTGCAGTACTATATCAATTCGGCAATCAATTACTATGCTACTGCACATAGTACATCAACATCATACATTCGCAATACTCACATCTTCCCCGCCCGTTGGACTAATAGCGATTATACTTATAAGAACTGCTATGATGTACTCGAAGATATTTGCATTGCTCACGGTGCGCAAATTTATCAATCGGGTGGGGAATGGTGGATAACTTCCGTAAATGAAAGGGCATCCGATACTATTCGGGTATTCCGTACAGATGGGGTATCTTCTACAGATACATTATCGAATGTGCCTATAAATAGAACTATTCAGCCCTACCAAGATAATGGTTCAGTACCATTTTACTTTGTAGAAAATAGCCAAACCAAAATAATCAAAAAGTCATTTAATTCACTTGAACTTACCGGAGAATTAAAGTACCCTGAAAATACAGTTGACAATGGCAACATGGCATTGCTTACTTCCGGTATTCCTACGAATTGGAGTAGAACATTGGGAAGTGGTGGTACTTTTACGATGGGGCCGGAAAGCGGTGTATATGGTGCAAGGTTTACATCTGGCAGTACTCAATCAACATTTACTGCTTTATCATGCGGCCTTGTAAGTGAAGGGGATATTTTAGAAATAGAGTTCCAATGTATTACTGCATCAACTGGGGATATGGAAATAGGTATAAGCGTTACAAGCGGTGCCACCGTGTATGCTTGGGGGAGATTGGTATCGGGTGCGCCTGAATGGTTTAATAGTTTTCTATATTTTGAAGAACCAAAAAACAATACAGCGTTAGAAACTAAAACAATTATCACAAATCCATCGCCAATTACAGGAACTTTATCAATAGAATTTAGGGTAACATCGGCAGGCATATCTAATATGTTTGTTGCTAATGTGAAAAGAAAAGCAAAGTCTGTCTATGGCCCTAAACAAGTTTTATTTAATCAAACGGCAAGTAATCAGTATAAGAAACAAATAACAACTCCTATAGGTAATCAGTTCCCGTTACTAAACGTAACGCAACTGCAATCGCTTTTATCTATAACTGACAATGCTTTAACTGGATTCACTCGATTCGGCATTAGCGGTAGCTATTCTAACCTTGCCACATTGCTATTCAGTCAGTTATACAACATCTACGCAAAGGCGAATATCAATATGCAGTTCACCCATTACAACTTATTTACAGGTACATACGTTGCAGGGTTATTGCATACAATCAGGGTAGAGGATCCATCCGGTGTTATTAATGTTAATTCATCCAGGTTCATTTTAGGACAATGTACTTTTGATTACATTAACAATACATTGTCAGGTACGGCAATCCAAACGAGGAATGAAATATTGACCTATACTCTTATTTCATCATTGCAGGAAACTCCACCTGTGCCATGTTATAAGTACTATAATTATACGGGTGATTTTTGGTCGGGTGAGTACACAGACTGTGAAGGACTTCCGAAAGTTGCATTAACTTTGCCACCAGATCAATTCATTTGCTCTAAAACTACACCGGTGCCTTATGGTATTGATTCATTAACTCAAGGAGAACTCTGCTAACTATGACACCAGTAACCGGACAAAAATTAAACCTTTACAGGTACAATTCTATAGCAATGACCGATAATCTCATTGCGTGCGCAAGGACTTGCACCTTTTCGGTAGAGGTGGATGCAATGGAAACAACCAATATCAGTAGTGCTTGGTTCAGGCAGTCAAGACCCGATGTGGCTTCTTGGTCAATACAAGCGGATGGACTTGTAGTGTTGGATGATTACTCTTACTTGTTTATGCTGAATAGCCAACTGAATCGGGAGTTGGTATCATTGAAGTTCGTTATTGATAATGGTACGGCAGGTGGGTTAGTGATAGTATCGGGTTTAGCATGGCTGCAATCATTCACCATTACAGGGGCAAATAAGGACATCGCAACGTATCAAGTATCTTATCAGGGTACAGGTGTGTATAGTTTAGCAGGAACCACCGTAACGCCAACGGGCATCGTTATACAAGGTACAACAACACAGGTGCTGCAATATACGGCAGGTGGTGGGGAAACTTCCATAGCTATACCGGGTGGGGCAGGTAAAACAATGATATACGGCTCACGGGGTGGTACTTCATTTGAAACCATTGCGTATAGCGGATTGCCCGGAACGGGTGTAGTATGGACTGTTGGTAGTGGTACGCTGACTGTTGATAGTAATGTGCCGTTCTTTGCAGGTGAAAAAATTATAATTTTAGTTCAATAATATGAGAAAGTTTTTAACACTATGTGCAATACTTTTATCTGTTGGCGCTTCCGCACAATGGCAGCAAACGGGTAGCCGTGTTCGTTATGTGAATGGTATCGGTATTCCTACGAAGGATACGGCTGCAGGGGTGAGTGCTGATAGTTCACAGATACTGATTCGCCCGGCTGATAGTTCGCTTTATGTGAAGTATAAGAGGACATGGCAGAAAGTAGGTAGCGGGGGAGGGGGAACGATTACGGGTAGTGGTACAATCAACAGAGTGCCGAAATGGACTTCATCAACTGCTTTGGGAAATTCATCAATAGTTGATTCTGCTTCTTCTGTGGCTATGACAATTAATCCATCGGGCAATGTGGGGATTGGTATAACAAGTCCGACAAGTAAGTTAGACATTAGAGGTGCATCAGGCGTTGGTTTGCAGATTTATGAAACATCAACAGGAAATGATAATAGATTAATAATTAGTCAAGTAGGGAATGAGGCAAGATTTCAAAATACTTTTTCAACAGGTGCTGCAAGATTTACTTGGCTGGCAGGTTCGACTGAAATAATGAGAATAGATACAAGCAGCAATGTTGGTATAGGTTACACCGCCCCCGCTGCGAAACTATCAGTTAACGGCACAACCCTAATCAACACCAACACCGATAACGGAGTTGATAAATTGCAGGTGAGTGGGAGTGCAATAGCTGAAATACTAAAAGCAACAGGGACAGGTAATAACCTTGCAATACTTAACGGCACAGGCACAACAAACGCATACGTAGATTTTCAAAATGCAGGCACAACTCAATGGAGAGTAGGAAATGATTATAATGGAGGGAGTAGATTATTTAGAATTAATGATGTAGCAGGTAGTGTTAATACTATGCTTGTTAATAGTTCAAATCAAATAGGTTTTAATATGCCTACTACATCGTTTTTAGGTTCTAATAGTGCTATGGAACTTCATAAAACAACAACACAATTTATTAATAGATTTTTATCATGGAGTTCAACAGGATTAGGAGTTCAAAACGAAGCAAGGTCAACAAGAAGTAATACACCCGGCTCATATTCTGCTACTTTATCAGGAGATCCAATTTACGCATATGTTGCTTATGGTAGTACAAATAGCGCACACGCTTATGCAGGGTTATTTGGGTACTACCAAAATGGATCTACTGGAACTTATGTACCTGGGTATTGGACTATTAGCGCATCAGGAGGTAGTACCGCCGATAGAACAAAGTTTAATGTTGATGGCGGTAATGATAGGATAGAGTTTTGGACTACTTCAACCGAAAGGATGCGTGTAACAACTTCGGGAAGGGTGTTAATGGGTACAACATTGCCTACCGATAACACAGTTGATGAATTACAAGTCAACGGTTCTATATCCGGTATCGGATTCAAACAAGCCTACGTTACCAAAACAGGCGCATACACCGCTACGAATGATGACTACGTTATTGATTGCACTTCCGGTACTTTCACCGTTACACTCCCTGCATCATCTGGTCGCACAGGTAGAATACTAATCATAAAGAATAGTGGAGCGGGTACGATAACCGTTGATGGCAACGCATCCGAAACTATTGATGGCGCAACTACTTATTCACTATCCGTACAATACGCCACCGTGCAAATAATGTCGGATGGTACCAACTGGAAAATTATCTCTAAATTCTAATACCTTTGTAATATGATAACAGCAATCGCCCTTTCAATCGCACTAACTACAACCGCACCCGTGCAAGTGCAAACGCAAACGGATACTATTCCACACTCAATACAAATTAAAGATGTTGAGTCCAACAAGTTTACAAAAGATACCACTTCGCAAATAACGTGGAGTATATTCGGACTCACAGGAGATAGTGATGCCGGATGTACGGCATACGTGGTAGCCTATGACAAGAAAGGCCGTAAAGTAATGGATGCAAACATACCAATACCGCCTTCTATTTTAGAACAATGGGGTAACTATGCAAAACTTATAGATAATTATATCATCTCATTGTATAAAGTTCAAAAAAAGAAATAATGGAGCAGCACGTAGATAGCACATCGGTAAAGGGGTTACTATTCACCATGGGGTTATGGATGTTAGCACACGTTACCGCCTCGCAGGTGGCTACCTACTGCACAATACTATCGGCTATTGTTACTATAATCGTAAACATACAAAAGTTTAAACATGGCAAAGACAAGCATAGGACTGACTAACGTAAACTACCCCGCCCCCAAATGGTACCGCAAATCCAAAAGGGTTATCGGGTTACTATCCGGCCCCACCGTGTTGGCGGTGTTTCAGATATTCAAACTCAATGACCACCAAATGGCAAGCGTGGCTACGGTAATAGCTTTTCTTCCTACATTATTAGAGGTATTTTCCGCAATCCTTGCAAACGGCGAACAATATGCAGCTATCGATGAAAAGTCCGAATAATTCGGACAGTTGGGTAAAGTGGTGGTTACTTGCTATGGCTTTGCTATTCGTGCTGATTATGACATCATGCAATAGTGTAAAGAAATCGCAAAGCACTACACAGGAACAAACTACAACAATATACCTGCGTGATACGGTACACGTTAAAGTTATTGACACTTCCCGCATCGTAACCGAACTACAGGAATTTAATACAAAGACTATTGAGTTATACGATACCGTGTATAAAGATGTGCCTGTATTACGGCAACGGATAATCTACACGAATGCATATCAGCAGCGAACAAATACGTTCAATGGCATTATAAAGGATAGTGCAGTTGGCAGCGTGAGTAATACGCAGGCGTTTAGCAAAGTAGAATCTACAAGCAGTAAGAAATCAAACAGAATACCATTTATCGGAATTATAATCGGAGGTATTGTAATAATTATAATCTATGGCATCCGTAAAACCTATCGTTTCTTTAATTGAGTATAAGGCGATGTTCGATTCCATGCAAGTGGATGATGACAAAGCAGCCGAAATAGCTAAGGCCGTTGCCCTGATAAACAAAGGTAAGCAGCGTTACTTATCCGTAACTGCAAAACTCAATCTCAAATGCCCGTGGTATGCACTGGGGATAGTTCACTACTTAGAAGGCAGTTGCAATTTCTCAAAACATATTCACAATGGCGATCCGCTAAACGCTCGTACCTGGCAAGTTCCGGCCGGCCGGCCATTACTACCGCCACAATTCGGTAAGTCTTACACTTGGGAGGAATCAGCAGAAGATTGGTTTAGGTTAAAGAATTGGCACAAATGGCAAGATTGGGGCGTGCAAGATATGTTGTATCGTTTTGAAGCGAATAACGGATTCGGGTATCGCAAGCGGTCGGTTGCTACGCCTTACCTATGGAGTTATAGCGACCATTACGATAAGGGCAAGTTCGTAGCGGATGGAAAGTACAATCCCGATGCCGTGAGCAAGCAAGTTGGGGCGGCAATTTTGCTTAAGGAATTGATGTAATTTTACACTACAATTATAAATCATGGCAGTATTTAACAAATTCAACCCGTTCGTAGAGGCAGTTGCTGAAAAGGTACACAATTTGGGTTCAGACCAACTTACTCTTGCACTAACTAATACCTTACCGACATCGGCAAATAGTGTGCTTGCAGACATTACGCAAATTACCTACACCAACCTTTCTACCCGCAACCTCACTACTTCTGCATCTTCGCAGACTGGAGGGCTTTACAAGTTGGTAGTGAATGACATTACCCTGACATCTACAGGCGGTAGTACTGGGCCATTCAGATACCTGGTAGTGTATAACTCTACTGCTGCGGGCGGGCCTTTAATTGGTTGGTATGATTACGGCACTTCACTAACTTTGAATAGCGGTGAATCTTTGGCGGTTGACTTTGATGGTACGAATGGACTATTAACTATACAATAATGGCAGATAACGTAGGATATACACCGGGTAGCGGTGCAACAATCGCAGCAGATGATATAGGGGGTATCCTGTTTCAAAGGGTGAAGCCTACATGGGGTTCAGATGGAGTTGCTAACGATGTAAACGAAACTACCCCTCTGCCCGTTACCGCAACACAGGAGTTAATGGAAGCTATCGAAGCGATGCGGATGGCTATACACGCTTTAACCCGTACTATCGGTTTAGCGCAGGTTAACCCGCTCACAGGGCGTATGTTGGTTGACCCATCGGGGGTTACTTCGCCTGTATCGGGTACGGTATCTGCCAACCAATCAGGTACCTGGAACATCACCAACCTTGCCACAATAGGCGGGGTGGCTGCTAACTCACAGGTTCAATCATTTGAAAGAATGACCGCCGATAATTTAAGAAGAAATATAAACGTAACATAATGGCTACTACCAACGGAAATAGACAAATATTAGATTTAAAAAGATGGGAACAAGTAACCCCTGCACCCATAGCATCAGCAGCAGGTGCAATGATTGCATCTTCCCGGCACTTTAAACAAAATCAGTTGTACGTGCAGGGTACAGCAACTGCATACCTATACAACCCGAATGATGATGGATGGGTACAACTTCCTTCGCCTGCACTTGCAGGTACTATTGCAGCCGGGGCATCCGCTACCGCCGGGGCATGGAGTACAGGTACCACAATCGGTTCATCGCTGACTGCAACGGCAGGTACTACATCTACAATCACAACCAACCAAACTATTGCCCGGTCACTTGCCGGGTATTCAATTCATATTTTATCCGGGCCTAACGCAGGAGTTACGCTGCAAATCGTTTCTAACACTATTGGAACTAACGCAGTTATTACCGTTGCAACACAGGCATCGGCATTTTCAGCATCTACCGTTTATCGTTTATGTACTCCTGTATGGTATGTACTGGGTTCGGGTACTTTGGCATCAGGTTCTTTCCGTAAATATGACTATGCTACAAACACATGGACTACGCTATCTCAAACCGGATTAGCTGCAACTATTGCAACGGATGGCAAGTTAGTTGCTACCCCATCATGGTATGACCAGGACTATGTGCCACTTGCTACAGGTACTGCTACATCCGCAACATCTACCACGCTTGTAAATAACACAAAGACATGGACTGCCTCACAATGGATTAACTCACAGGTTAGAATCGTTAGTGGTACAGGTGCAGGGCAACTTCGTACGATTACGGCAAACACAACCGACACGCTCACCGTTGCAACGTGGACTACAACACCGGATGCAACTTCGGTGTATCAAATTAGCGGGAATGATAACTTCCTGTATTATATGGGTAATAACGCAGTTACCTTGTACCGATACGATATTGGTGCCAACACATGGAGTACCTTATCTCCGACAGCAGCAAGAGCAGCAGCACCCGGAGCGGGGATGTCAGGGCATTGGATATGGGGCGTAAGTGCAACTGCATGGACTTCCGAAAATGCAATAATCAACGGGCGCAGAATCTACTCATTCAGAGGTAGTGCAGGTGCCGTACTTGATTACTACGATATTGCCGCCAATACATGGGTATCGGGTGTAACGTATGCACCTTTGACCGAAACATTTACAACGGGTACAAAGTATTCGTACTACGGCGATAACATCTACATTCAAAAGGATGCCACAAACAGGTGGTTCAAATACCATATAGCAGGTAATGCGATGGATGGATGGAATACGATGCCTGTAGTGCAAGGCGCTGCCATCGTTGGGGATACGGCTTTTGATGTTGAATATCAAGATGGGGCAACGGTTATAATCTATGTGTATATGTTGATGAACACATCAACTCTAATGTTCAGACAAATGGCAATTCAATAATATGACACAGGCAGAAACTAAAGAAATACTATCACGGCAAATCAATCAACTTGAAATGCTTATTTCTGCCGCAAAGCAGAGGGGGGACTTGAAGGCAGCCATACAATTAACAACTGAATTAACCGAGGCAAAGGATGCTTTTAACGCTATTACGTAATACTGGTGCAACAGGCAATACCATTGTTGCGGATAGGGGTGAATACACCCTAACGGGTAACGTAATAGATTTAAGAAGTGCATTTCAGATAGCTGCAACGGTAGCAGCATTTACTCTCACCGGTGGTGATGCTAACTTCCAACTCGGAAAAACCGTTGTAGGTGATACGGCAACCTACACGCTCACCGGAAACGATGCCGGCACAACCGCATCACGTAGAATCGCAGCCGACCAATCAACCTATGTACTCACAGGCATAGATGCAAATTTTCAAGTAGTCAAATCAGTTGCAGCCGACAGAGGTACATTTGTACTTACCGGAAACGATGCCGGGGTTATAGCTTCACGTGCTATTGCAGCCGATAGGGGAACATTTACACTTGTAGGCAACGCAGCCACAATAGACATACTTCGCACACTTGTAGCGGACAGAGGCACATTTGTACTCACAGGCAACGATGCCGCATTACAGAAAGAAGGGGATGCCGTACTCACCGCCGAACGTGGTATATTTATACTCACAGGTTTTGATGCAAATCTCATAGTACCTTTGTATCAGTTCAACTCAAACGTAACTATACAATCAGCGCAAACTACACAGGTAAATATTGTTAGTCAGCAGAATAGTACCGTTACTATTGAAGATGAACAAAGCACACAGGTAACAATACAGGAATCAAATCACTACAACGTAACTATAACCTCAATATTTGAATCATGATCTACAACGGCACCAACGTAACTATAAAACTAACAGAAACAGGGGTTAATTTACACAACCCTACATCATCTGACATTTACTACAAAAAGCCCAATGGGGAGACAGGTTCATGGGGCGCAACCGTTATCGCTAACCATGAGATTACCTACACTACAACGGTGGGCGATATAGATGTGCCAGGTGTATGGATATTGCAGGGTTTCGTAGTTAAAGCCGGGGTAACTTACAAAACTTCAATCGCTCAAATGATTGTTGAGGCAAGTTTATGACATTATCAGATATAGCACGTTCATACAGGGATAAATACGGTATGCAAATGCCATCGCTCAAACTTGCACGTATAATGTATGCTGAAAATAAACTATCGTTTAAGCACGTGGAAGCAGCACGCAGTATCCTGCGAAGGATTGAAGGAAAGAATCAGAGTCCGGAAAAAGTAACTAAAACCAAATATTATATGCCGAATGAAAGACCGAAGAATCCGTATAAACTGCCTGCTTCAGATGAGGCAGACTTTACACCCTACAAGATTAAAGGACACAAACGCATTTTAGTATTATCAGATATTCATGTACCGTATCATTCCATCGAAGCGTTAACGGCTGCATTTGATTTCGGAGTAAAGGAAAAGCCGGATGCCATACTACTAAACGGAGATACAATAGACTGCCACAGATTGAGTAGGTTTATCAAAGACCCAAAGAAAAGAAACTTTAAGCAGGAACTGGACACGTTTAAGGAATTATTTAACATTATCAAAAGCACCTTCAACTGCAAAATATACTTCAAGGTGGGCAACCACGAGGAGCGGTACGAACATTTCCTGCAAGAGAAAGCCGGGGAGTTGGTAGGCATAGAAGAGTTTGAGTTTACCAATATACTCAAAGCAAGGGCAGAAGGTATTGAAATCATAGATAATAAACGCCCTATGCAGATTGGGCATTTGTGGGGCATACACGGGCATGAGTACGTAGGTGGTATATCAGCACCTGTGAATCCTGCAAGGGGGTTATTCCTGCGATCTAAAGTATCCTGTTTTCAAGGACATAACCACCAGACATCTGAACACACCGAACCCACACTTGCCGGGAAGATGGTAACCACATTCAGTATCGGTTGCCTATCGGAACTGCATCCGGCATACATGCCGCTCAATAAATGGAATCATGGATTCGCCATAATTGATACCGATGGGGATGAGTTTGAGTTTCGGAATAAGAGAATTTATAAAGGTAAAGTGCTATAACCATGAAAGTAATCCACCGCAAACTCGGAAAAGAAAAAGCGTATGGATTAGCACATATTGATAGTAATACTATCGAGATTGACACCAGACTGAAGCCTAAGCACAAGTTAGAGATAACCATTCACGAAGCGTTGCACATCCTGTATCCGACTGATAGCGAAACTGCCATAGTTCGCAAGTCTAAGCGGTTATGTGCGGTGCTTTGGCAGGAGGGGTATAGGAAGATGGAAAAATGAAAATGCCCGTCTTTCCGGGCTGTCAACCATTGCACGTCCTCAATACTTGTTCAAGGTATGCTCACCGTACACAGCTTAGTGTGCCATAAGTGTTTTCTCCGTATTACTACGGCTACCACGTCGTTGTGTTGGATTTCTGCGTAGTCAGGACAGGATTCGAACCTGTATAGAGTTTCATTGATGCTTCCATTTTAATGGAAATACACTCCTTCTGTGTGGGTTTTCATAGTTAGTCGTTACGCATCATATACCCACTATTTAACCAGTAGCGTCTACCAATTCCGCCACCTGACTATTTATAGGCCTTCCACCTATCCGGCAATGCTGCGATTTTCGTAGGTTCGCTGCTCATGCTATTGCAACCAATTATTTATTTATCCTTACTACGATGTTCATTTTCATACTGCCCGATATTGTATGCCATTACAACGGTTGCAATAAAGCATACGGCTATAAATAGTATCATAAAATTACGTTAAGGTTTTCAATATGGGTTTTGTACTCGTTATCAAACTTTGAAGTAAGGCTATTGTTAACTGACTTCTTTGCGTGAATAACGCTTGTATGATCTCTGCTACCGAATATACTGCCTACCTCTGATAAGGTAATCTCCGTTTGATTCAGCAAGTACCACATTGTTATGTGGCGGGCTACTACTATATTTCTCATTCGGCTTTTGGATTGCAAAGACTCAAACGGTATCCGAAAGTAATTACTGCAAGTCTTTATGATGTTATCTATTTGCAGTTTTGAATTTAACACGATAGGTACATTCACTTTCCCTTTCATACCGGGGAGCGCAAAGTAGCTTATCCTTTGTTTGGGCGTGGATGGCAAGTAAAGAGTAATAAAGGGGGATGCGTTTAAGCGTTCTGTTTTGAGTTTTTTGGTAAGCATTGTGCATTGTTAAATGTATTTAAGTAATAGTTGTTTGATTGCAGCCCACGCAGCATCCCTCGCAGCATCCCTCGCAGCAGCCCACGAAGCAGCCCACGCAGCATCCCTCGCAGCAGCCCACGAAGCAGCCCACGCAGCATCCCCCGCAGCATCCCTCGCAGCAGCCCACGCAGCAGCCCTCGCAGCAGCCCACGAAGCAGCCCACGCAGCATCCCCCGCAGCATCCCTCGCAGCAGCCCTCGCAGCAGCCCTCGCAGCAGCCCACGCAGCATCCCTCGCAGCAGCCCCCGCAGCATCCCCCGCAGCAGCCAACGAAGCAGCCCCCGCAGCATCCCCCGCAGCAGCCCACGAAGCAGCCCCCGCAGCAGACAATTCTTCCAATGTTATCAATCCATTTGCGTAATC